GTTAAGTCTATTAGCTCTGATTGGTCTTCCTATAGTAACACCCTTTACTTCTGCTATCCTGATACAAACTCATTAAGTACTACTAACCGCTATGACACCTTCTTTGTAAGTTCCCTAGGGTCTACTTCTATTGACAATTACTTAGTCTTTGACAACCTCTACAACTCAGGTGTTCAATATAGAAGCCCTAACGGTAGAAGGGTTATTGTTATAAACCGTTCTGGAAGTGACAGACTTTATATTTGCACTAGGACATATCTACAGAGTTTTGCAAGCTCTTCCTACAGTAACTATAACTACCTTTATGACTATGCAAATGGTTCTGCTACTTACAGGGTGCAGGTTAAAAACTCACGTCCAGTAGAATTGATGTGTATTGATGGATATTGGCATGTTCTTAATTATCACAACTAACGGAAAAAAATGACAAACAACACTAAAGACTGGATAAGTTACGGGTCAGCAATTTTTATGATTCTGACTGGTGCAATTCTTTCTTACATATCGTTCTTTATGCTACACACAGTTGAAAATTCTGTTTTGGTATATCTTTCTGAGGCTCTAACCTTTGCTGGTGGTGTTTTCGGGTGCAGTATATACTTTAGCCACAAATTCGGGAAATTCGTAACTGAGGCAAACAAAAGAATAAATGACAGATTAGAGAGAATTGAGAGACGATAATTAACGGGTCTGGAAACGGGAAACATAAGCCTACTTCCAGACCTTCCTTTTCTTTTCAAAAGTGTCCTTATTTTTGTCATTCATAATAGTATGTAGTAGTATTATATTGAAGTAATAATAAGTAATACGAAGACTAATAATTATTGAATAATTGTGATAATAACAATACAATATCATTATTACATCTAGTTTTTAGCCCTAGAGTTGAGAATAGTTTGGCAGAATGAAAATAATGTTGTACCTTTGCAGCCAGTTAAGCGTAACGAATAGTCTACTTCCACTAACGGAGGTATCTATAATATTACATAATGGCAACAATCAGTAATGAGGCTAAGACCGCTTGTTTGGGTCTTTTGATGGAGAAGTTTGAAGGAAAGTCTAACTACCAAGCAATCATTCCCGCTTATGTGGATTGGTTTGCAAGGAAGAAAGCTAAATCAGACGAAGACCTGACTCTGATTTGCAAGGATAGCGAGGAAAAGCTAAGTAAGGCTTTGGACTACTGGAAGTCTAAGCATATACTAAAGAAGTCCGCTATTCTGGAAGTCTTATCAGTTTCTCCATTATCCTACAATGACCTACTGGAAATCTCTGAGAAGGCTAAGGAGTTATCAAAGACAAAACTGAGTGAACGTAGGGCAGAACTGGAAAGAATCAGACAAGAGGCCGAAACTGAGTTGAGAAGTCTAGAGTCGGTTGAGGACTAAGGGACTCTCTGTTACTGGAATTGCACGGGCTAAGTTGGTTGATGCAGTTATCGAGCGTCTGGAAAAAGAAGGTGTTGCAGACCATCCAGAGGACAAGTTAAGGCTGAAACAACTAGGGCTTATTAAGAAACAATTAACCGAAGAAAAAGGCAGAAAGACAAAAGGAAAGTAAGGGGTCAGTAGCGGGAAACCACAATCAAAAAAGCTACAAAGAGGGGTGAGAATCCCCTTTTTTTTATGCCTTTATGTTAAAAGTACCAAATTATTGAAGTTTACCTGTGAATAAAAGGGTTATTTTTGGTGCTATTAAAAAATATATTCGTACCTTTGCAACCAGAAATCAAACAAAACAGCAAAGTTATGAAGAAAGCAATCATTTTTACAAGGGTTTCCACTAGCGCACAGCACCTAGAGGAACAGGAACAGGTAGCTACACAGATGGCAGTAAATGACGGTTACACAATGGATAACCTCTATTTTGTCAGCTACAAAGAGTCTGGAATTAAGAAGACTGAGGAAGAGAGAGCGGGTATAGCAGAAATGAAGTCTCTGATTGAAAGCGACCCTGAGATTAACGCAGTCTATGTCTTTGAAATCAGCCGTATTGCACGAACAAAAAAGGTGTTGTTTAGTATCTCTGACTATCTGCTTAAACGTGGTATTCAGCTCAGTGTCAAAGAGCCTAATATTAAGTTGCTCAATCCTGATGGCACTATTAACGAAGGTGCAGAACTTGTGTTTACTCTCTTTGGTCAGTTGGCAGAATCGGAAATGAGAGTCAAGAAGGAACGTTTTAAGAACGGAAAGGCACTGGCAAAGTCTAAGGGTCAGTTTGTCGGTGGTCGTTTGCGTTATGGCTACAGACTGGATAAGCGTAAGGTCTTTCTGATTAACGAGCATGAGGCCGAGGTTGTGCAGGAAATCTTTGACATGATGGTTAGCGGTGAACATTCCCTTAACTCTATTGCAAAGGAAATGGTAGAGCGTGGTGAGTTTGCTAATATTCAACTGGCATTTAAGAAGGTGCAGAACATACTACACGGGGAGGCTTATTGTGGTGGCGAAGTCGAAAGCGCAAAGGGTTATAATTATGTCTACCCTGCAATCATAGACGCTGACACTTACAGGCAGGCACAGGAAATGCTTAGTAGGAATCAGTTGAAGCCGAAAAGAATATACAAGCATGTTTTCCTAGGTCGTGGAATCATTAAGGACTGTGAGGGTTATACACTGTGCGGAAAGAAGAGACATGGTAGCAACTATTACGCACATTCCACACATTCAGGGTCAGGTCTTACTATTGCCTCAACTCCTATGGATAATGCTCTCTGGATTATTGCCAAAAGCCAGTATAAGAACAAAGTGGAAGTCGGAAAGATGGTAGACCAAGACAATACTCAGAAAGCAATAGAAGAGCTAAAGCAGAAAATCACTGTTGCAGAAGCCAGAGTGAATGAGATACAGGATAGCATAGACCGTATTGAGGAAAGAATCATTAAGGGTCGTATCAGTGCAGAGAAAGGTGACAGGTTGGAAGACGAACTGGTTAAGCAAAGGAATCTGGAAGAAAAGAATATAGTCAAGTTCAATGACCAACTCAGACAACTAGAAGCACCTGTAGAAGCGTCTGGAAAATGGTCTGAGAACATAGACACCATAACAGACAGGGAACTTCAACACAGTATTATCCGAGAAGTCATAGAGGACATTCTACTAGTGAAGGAGTCAAAGAATAACTATCGGATGGAAGTTCACTATAAGCCTTTCTGGATTGGTAGCGAGGGATTAACTCAAACCTTCCACATTTCTACACGGCTTAAAAACCAGACACTAGAAGACGAAGACGGTACACTTAGAATTGAACTCTAAGGACTACAGAAAAGGGTTAGGACAAGTTTCTAGCCCTTTTTTCATTTTCAAAAATCCGAAAAAGAGCATTTTTGTGAATTTTAGCCCTTTTTCGGCCATTTTACCCCAAAAACACCCCATTTCCTCCCACTAAATTTGTGGTTTCCTGACGCACTGCCTTATTAGTGATAAAAAGCTAAAAAGTGTTGTCCATAATTTGTTTTAATACGGGTTGGCTATTGCAATACATAGCCAGCCCTTTTCAGGATAACACGACCTAACACGATTATGAACACAACCAATAATAATACCATGAACGCGAATAATAGTAACGTTATGGAAGTCTGGAAAAAGTCTATAAACGAGAATTACAGCGTCTCAAATCTGGGTAATGTCAGAAACGACCGAACAAACCGTATCTTAAAACCTTTCTACAATAATAGTGGTTATGCAATAGTTGAATTAAGTTGCAAACCATACCTAGTGAGTAGGCTTGTCGGAATGGCCTTTATACCTAATCCCAACGGCAAGCCCTACATTAACCATATTGACGAAAACCCAAAGAACAACACGGTCTTTAATCTGGAATGGGTAACACCGAAAGAAAACATCAATTGGGGAACTTGTATAGAAAGAAGAGCCGCAAAGCGTAAGAAGCCAGTAGAGGCCATTGACGCACAGGGTAACGTGACGGTCTTTGAATCTATAAAGGATGCACACACTTCTACAGGTATTGCACCCTATTTGATTATGAAATCCCGTAAAGGTGAAGACCTGATAGCCAAAGGACACAAGTTTAACTTTAGGGAGATTGTGAAATGATTCTATACGGCTATCTTAAAGCAGGGGGAATAAACAAAGTGATGATATACGGTACTAGGTATTCTTTTGAGTTTACACCAAGAAATGACGGTACTAAATGGGTAAGAGAGAGAATCACACACAAGAAAAACGAAGTCTTAGACCCGTTGCATGAGCCAGAGCGTTTCAACTGGACTTTAACCACAACTCAGGAAGACGAATGGCAACTATTCTTAAAGCAACGAAAAGAAAGAATTGCAAAGGGTATTGTACTAGACTCCAAAGCAACTCCAAGTGACTTTTTGCCTATACTAAACAACATACCTTCTTATTTCCCTGATAGCCTGAGAGAAAAAGTATTATCGGAGTTAAAGAAGTTATGATAGAGAAGAGAGAAACACGAAAACTGATTGAAGTAACATTTATAGAAACAGGAAAAACTTATGTGGCTGATAGTTATAGCACTAATAATCGGGTCACTACTGTATAAGGTATGTGAGCCTAGCCTAGTTACGACACTAGCAAAAATATTGTATTGGATATTGGTAAGTAGTGTTTGTGGTTCTTTACTGGTCTACATATTACTTACAGCATAAAAAATCAGCAAAGGTAGGTGTAGTTTGGAAAATTATGCTTACCTTTGCCGAAAAATCAAGACTATTATGAAGAAATTTGGCCTATTGTTTCTTATTGCTTTTGCAGTCCTAGTGATTGTAGGAAGGTGTGAAAGTGCTTACCAAAAGAAGCAGATTGAACTACCCTCTGACTGGGAATATAGTTCTTTCATCTTAAAGCATGATAAGGTAGACGAAATAAAAGACGGGTCTATCAGGATTGAAACACACATAGACTTAGAAACAAAACCATACAAAGTTCTGCCAGATGGAACTAAGCAATACAAACAACGTGTCTGGTATGAATGGAGGTGTAGGATTGTTGGAATGTATGACTATCAGGAAGGTCTTAGTGACGTTATCCTAGAAGTTAAGCCAGATTCCAAGAAAGCCACACTAGTAGGAATAGAATAACACTGATAAACTGGTTAAGAAGTAAGGCCAGAGGGAAAAACAATCCTTCTGGCTTTTTCTATGCCATAAACCAAACTGAATATGTTATACTATAAAGTAAACGAAACCTTCTACAATAACAGGAAAGAACTTAGAGACGTGATAGGGATTAACCCCTACAAACGAGAGTGTAAGAAGGGTAACGTTATCTTTCTTAACAAAGACTAACCACTAATGATTACTATAACGATTATGGTAAACAACGCAAACTATACTTATAATGTGTCCCTTAGTCTAGATGCTTACAGGGACAAGAAAATCAGTGGTGCTATGATAGGCACTACTAGAAATGAAGATAACCGTGAAATCCGCAAGGAATACGGCTATAAAGCAAACAAAGGAATTGGATTTAAGGAAACAACTGTAACTTCTGAGGGTCTTCTAGAAAGTCTGTCAGAGGGTCATGTGTTTTGTCACCTGTTCAATCCTGCAATAACCCGTACAGATGGAACTTTCGGGTCTTCACAGAAAAACAACTCCAACTTCAAAGGGTCTTATGTTATCGGTGTTGACATAGACCATACAAACTACAACAGTGCAGAAGACTTTGTTTCTGTCCTAACATGCAAACCTACTTTCTGGTACACGTCTTATAGTAACCAACAGGAAGGAAAAGGGGCTAGATTCAGGATGATATATGTCTTTAACGAACTGATTCAAAACCCTTACTTCTTTCGTTATTGTGCGTGGAATCTTAATCAGTCTATCATAGCAGATACGAAAGAGGAAATTGATGATGATTGTAACCTCAGATGCAGCCAGTATTTCAACGGTACAAACATTTCCAACCCTGACATTATCTATAGTAGCGGGATAACCAATAACGTCTATTCCCTGTCAGACTTCAATGTTAGTGAGTCTGGTTGGTTGGAGTTTCTTGATAATGGGTGCTACTACAAGACCAACACCCATAAGGCAGAAATTCTAGACCTTTATAACAAGTCCGTAGATATTCTAGATGATGCAGTAGTAGAAGCCGAAAAGGAATCTGAGATAACCATTAGCAAGAGTCTGGTTAGCGACATGGAACGACTGGACTATGATGAGTTTATGAAGTACAACAGACACCGTTTTCATTACTTCTATCGCAAGGAAAAAGAAGAGTGGATTGACGGCTATTATCAGCACATAGACGATGATTATTTCTGCCTGCCTTATACGGTGCAGGGATATGAGAGAAAAGACGGTCAGCACAGAAGAAAAACCCTTTATGTAAGAATGTGCCTTAGACGCTTAATGTGCCCTGACGTAGACCCTGACACAATCCTTTTCAATGCCTATGAGGATGTTCACAGGTTCTATGATAACTCTGACGGTGTACTTACTATCGAATGTCTTGCAGAAAACGTGAAATATACCTTTTCCCGTAGTATAGAAGACATAGAGGCAGAACTGACAGACACAATAGACTACCTGAGAAGCAAAGCCCCTAAAAGCGGAATTATTCTAAAGCGTGGTATCTCTAGTAACATAGCTGAAAGAAACACATACCTAAAGTCGGTTAGATGGAATCTTATTGCAGATTACTATGACCCAAAACTAAGCATTAACGAAAATCAGGAAATCATAGCTGAGAATCTATTTCCAGTCAGCATTAGGACACTTTATAGGTTCTGCCATGAAAAGGGAATAGACCTTACTTCCAACAAAGACGAATCAATCAAGTCTTACCTCAATCCAGACGTTTCTATTCGTAAGAACTTAGAGAATATCAAGAAAGCAGGGATAAAGGTCAGTAAGGACAGGATTTCAAAGTTACTGGCAGAGATAAAAGAAGAAAGTAATAATGATATAGTTAATGATAATGTAATAATTAGTAATATCAATAACTCTTTTAACAATAACAATAATACCATTACTAATACTACTACATACTATTATGAATGTCAAAATAAAGGACAGTCTGAATCAGTGAGTAGTATAAGCTTTGGATTGAAGGCTATGCTAGGTAATACCATCTTTGCCAAATGAAGAAAAGGTAGGTCTAGAAGGTCTGAAACTCTTATATAATGAAATAAGAAAACTTGAAGTGTTTTGGGACTTCACGGAAATTCTTATAAGCCATAAAAAACTATTATTACAGTAGCGTGGTCTGTGAAGATAATGCTATGCTCTTAAATGTGTAAGGGTTGGTGAAATCTATTCTCTCTACCTTCGACAAACAAAACCAACCTTTACACTATCTTTATAACTTATGCCAACGATTAAACGAGCTAGCAAGAAAAAGTCTAGCAAACAATATGCAAGCGAAAAACGTAAGGAAAGACAAAAGATATACCAAAATCCGCTATGGAAGAAACTGAGGGAATCAAAGTTAATTTGCAGTCCGTTATGTGAAGACTGCCTGAGAGAAGGTATAGTAACACCTGCAACAGAGATACACCATGAAGTTTCTTTTATGTCAACGGATAATGAGCTAGAAAGACAGTCATTAGCTTTCAACTATGATAATCTAGTCTCCTTATGTCAGTACCACCATAAACTAAGACATGGTACAGTGAAACGAAAATAGAAATTGTGTTCATAATAGTAATAAATTCAGGCTAGTCTTTGTTTTCGTTATCGGAACGGGACTAGCCTTTTCTTTAATACTATGATTGAATTTCGGTTTTACGACGAACTGGAAGACTACATGAAGGAACGTGACAGTCTACCAATGAAAGCCCTTTGTTATGTGAAGGAAGGTCGGAGAATGTTTTATCAGTCTGCCTATGACGGGGGCTAGGTCGAAACATTTTTAGTCAGCGTTAAACCACCCGCCTAGTCTTCTTCACGCAAAAGGTGATAATCCAAATTATTTTGAACTAGACAAATGAAGTGGTTAAGAGAAAACCTAGTATTCAGGTTTGACTATCTTATGTGCGACCTGACTTATAGAATGTGGGATTTCTGGGCTGACAGGTGTAGGGGACATTACACATTAGAGGAAAGGATAACAAGAAACAAAAAGGAAGAAAGATGATACAGAAAAAGGAAATCAAGAAACTATATCCAGACACTAGGAAGGAAGTCAGGGATTACATGTATAACGTTCTGTTGTATCTGGAGAATGAACACGGTGAAGTTAAACCTGAGTGGAAAGCGGTTCTGTCAATGCTAGCCGAGAATCTGGAAACCTACCAAAAGTGCAAGGAACGGATAAAGGCAGATGGTGTTATGATTAAAGACAGATACGGCAACTTCAACAAACACCCTCTTTTCCCTATTGTCAACAGCCTGCAAGTCCAGATTCTCAAATGTGTAGGCGAGCTAGGTTTAAGTCCAAAGGCAGCACAGAAAATGAAGGGTAATGAGTCAGAAGACAATACAGAAGACTTCCTAGACTCATTGCTAGCATAAACAACTATAGACATGATGGAAGGATATAAACAATATGACGAGAAGTTTTCTGATTATTCCCTATCCGTTCTGTCAGGTGAGAAAGTCGCATGTGAATATATCAGACTGGCAGCTAAACGATACTTGTCTTTCTTTGACGAGCCAGACATGGAGTTTAGACCAGAGAAGGTTGAGCGGGTAGTTACGTTTATCAGAAAGCTAAAGCACTTCACAGGGGCACACGCGGGAAAGCCGTTTGTCCTTAGTGACTGGCAGTTTTGGATAGTCTGCAATATATTCGGGTTCTACTGGAAGGAAAGTGGTTTAAGGGTAACAAAGAACGTGTATCTGGAAGTAGCACGAAAGCAAGGAAAATCAGCCTTTGCAGCCGCTCTTTGTCTCTATGCAATGATAGGTGACAATGAGCCTAATGCAGAAATAGAACTGGTGGCAAATTCAAGGAAACAGGCTGGTATCTCATTTGATATGTGCCACAACTTTTGTTCAAGCATAGACCCTAAAGGGAAATACTTCAAACGCTATCGGGATAAAATCAAATTCGATAAAACGAAATCTCTTCTGCAAGTTCTGTCAAGTGATGCAGGCGGGAATGACGGTTACAACGCTCATACCTTCTTATGTGACGAAGTACACGAATACAAAGACTCTAAGCTATACGATGTCCTAAAATCCAGTCAGGGCATGAGAAGCCAACCATTAGCGATAATCATAACGTCGGCGGGTTTTAACCTCTATGGATTCTGCTACAATGTACGGAAGACCAACATAGAAATTCTGTTTGGTAAGAAGGAAGACAAGACTCAGTTTTCGGCAATCTACACACTGGACGAGGGTGATGATTGGAAGGATGAAAAAGTATGGATAAAGTCTAACCCAAACCTAGGAATAACGGTAAGAGAACAGTATCTTAGGGAACAGGTACAACAGGCCACTAACAATGTCTCTCTGGAAGTCGGCATTAAGACAAAGAACTTCAACGTCTGGTGTCAATCTAGCTCAGTATGGATAAACAATAACTACCTGTTACGCTATTCTAGGAAACTAGACCATACAGACTACAACGGTAATTTCTGCTATATGGGAATAGACCTGTCAGCCGTTTCAGACCTTACAGCCGTTTCCGCAATGATTCCACTAGTAGACGGTGACAAGTTCTATTTCAAGACATGGTACTTTCTGCCAGAATCCGCTTTGATGGAAAACTCTAACGCGGAGGTTTACAAGGACTGGAAACGAAAAGGATTACTGGAAATAACCTCTGGAAATGTAGTGGACTATGATTATATAGTAAACAAGATAATGGAAATAAACAATGAGTTAGTAGTGCAGAAAATAGCCTATGACTCATGGAACGCTACACAGTTTGCTATCAATGCCACTTCATTAGGTCTGCCACTAGAGCCGTTCAGTCAGTCACTAGGTTCTTTCAACAGACCTACTAAAGAATTTGAAAGACTATTGAAATCAGGGAAAATAGTAATTGACGATAACGAAATTACTAGATGGTGTTTCGGTAATGTAGTTCTAAAGACTGACTATAACGAGAACTGCAAACCGATAAAAACCGAAGCACAACAGAAAATAGATGGTGTTATCTCAATGTTGGAAGCACTAGGGATATTCTTACTAGAGCCTCATTACAGTAATACCATTATGGCAATTTAGGAAAAACACAGGAAATGAAGATTTTTGGTTTTAACATTGGAACTGAGAAACGGTCAAACACCACTGAGGAAATATTACAGTATTCTCCTTTTAGTGAGGCTTTGCTGTTTGGTTCTAACTTGACAAGAACTAACTCAATGTCTCTCAGTGCAGTCTATCGGGCAACAGAACTTATTTCGGATAGTATTGCAGTTCTGCCTATCAGGGTTAATGTACGGGACGAAAAGGGACATAAGGAAGAATTACAAGACCATCCGCTAAACATGGTCTTTCAGGACAAGACGGGTAGCTTTATTTCTAAGTACACCCTTATGAAGCTACTCATTCAGTCAGTTATTTTGAAGGGTAACGGCTTTGCATACATTGAACGTGGGAAAGATGGCTCAGTAAAGGGTATTCGTTTCATTGAGTCTAGTGATGTTACTATCAATTACGACAAGAACAGGAACACACTGACTTATACCTGTAACACTATTAGTAGAAGTAAGATTGAGCCTATTAACATGATTCACCTGATTAAAAACTCTTATGACGGTGTTAATGGTGTAAGTGTCCTATCCTATGCAACGCGAACACTAGGTATAGCAAACAGCACAGAGAATCAATGTAAGGACTTCTTTGACAGTGGCTGCAATCTGTCTGGTATGTTGACAGTACAGGGTCAGTTATCGGAAAAGCAGAAACAGGATATTAGAACTTCATGGTCACAGGCTTACAGTGGTGGCGGTAAGGGTCTGGCAGTCTTACAGGGAAATATGACGTTTGCACCGATTCAGGTTAGTGCAAGTGATTCACAGATGTTAGAGTCAAGGCTTTATAATGTTCAGGATATAGCCCGTTTCTTTGGGATTAGCCCTGTAATGCTAGGAGATTTGTCACATTCCAGTTATTCGACTCTGGAAGCAACACAACTTGACTTCTATGCTCATACGCTACAACCTTATATTGTGATGGTTGAAAACGAATTTAACCGTAAACTGTTGAAACCGTCTGAGGCTAATCTGGTTATAGACCTAGATGATTCCTATGTACTAAAGTCGGATAAGACAACACAGGCCGCTTATTACACACAACTTCTTAGTAATGGTGTCCTGTCTGTCAATGAGGTAAGAAAAGAACTAGGATATTCTGAGATTGAAGGGGGTGATTCACATACAATCCCCTACACGGATATTTCACAAAACACTTTAGAAAATGAGAAGGATTCAGAGGGGCAATGATGCGGCATTTGTCATTAACTTAGTAGACCATGATGAACAACCGATTTACCTTAATGACACATTACATATTGATAACGTTATTCTGAAATTTTACACAGACTCTACAGATGTGGAAGACTGGATAACGCTAGACAGAAGTTTAGATGCAACGGTATTCGGTGAGAAAAACAGGATTGTTGTTCAAGATACCATGTTTTCACAACTTGCAGACGGTGTTTTACTGTTAGACATGAGTATTGACTTTATTGAAATGGATGGCAGTATTTGGAATTTCAGGAAGACCGTGACAACAGATTACTACATAAAGAACTAGAGACATGGAAGCAATAGTTTGTGAAAGAAAGTGTCAAGTCAACAATGTAGCCCGTGAACAGGAATATCATGTATCTGTAGACTTAGACAAAATAGATATTCAGTATGGCTATACTCAGGAAGAGATAGACGCTAAGTTTGCCAAAATTGACGAAAAGATTAGGGAGGCAGAAGAGGCTACTGAGGATTGTGTGGAAGCTACTAGTGATGCAGAAGCCACTATCGTAGACTGCCAGACAGCTATTAGCAACTGTCAGACAGCAACGCAAAGTGCTACATTCAGTGCTAACGACTGTATTATAGCGACGACAAATGCAAACACTTCTGCCTACAGTGCAAACAACGCAGCAAACAGGGCAGCAACGGCTATATCTCTTTGTGAGACTGCAACACAACAAGCACAAGAAGCCGCTGCAATGCTGAATTTTACGACTGAGGAAATAGACCCTGCAAACATTAAGAGTATAATTTATGATTGAGAAAGAAATCAGACGGGTAGACAACACCATCCAACGCGCAGAAGGTGAGTCTAGGATGGTTGAGGGCTATGCCGTTGTATTTGACAGCCCTAGTGAAGATATAGGTTGGATTGAGTATATTCACAAGGGGGCTATTACAGAAGACACTATTAAACGCTCTGATGTCTTCTGCAAGTTTAACCACAATGACGAGAAGGTTCTGGCACGGTGCAAGCATGGGAACGGTTCACTTAGGTTAGAAGTTGACGAGCACGGGTTGAAATATGCCTTTGAAGCTCCAGACACGGCTTTAGGTAATGAACTACTTTCGTATTTGAAGAGAGGTGACGTGTCTTCCAGTTCATTTGCATTTACCATTGCACAGGAAACGGGTTCAGAAAAGTGGTCAAAGGAAGGTGACAGGCTTAGACGTGATATTTACCACATTGACAAGCTGTTTGATGTGTCACCTGTCTTTAGCCCTGCCTATGAAGAAACCTCATGTGCTGCTAGAGCTAAAGAAATCCAGAAGACGTCTGAGGAGTTAGACGCGAAACTGGACTTAATGCTAGAGGAAGTTGAAAAACTATGAAAAACTCAGTAGAAATCAATGACAAGAAAAGCCTGCTTAAACAACGCTGCAAGGAAATTGTAGATACCTGTAAGATTGAGATTCGTGAAATGACCGATGCAGAGAAGGAAGAGTTTGAGCAGAACAAAGAAGAAATCAAGGCACTGAATAAAGAACTAGAAGAACTGAAAGCAAAATTGCGTGCCTATGATGAAGAACTGCCTGAGACCGAGGATGAAGAAAAGGAAGAGACCGAGGATAACAAACAGGCAAGAAATTTTATTAACACTAAATCTAATACTAACATGGAATTTAGACTCGTTAAGGCAATCCGTGACATTGCCAACAATCGTAACTTAGATGAAACCGCACAGGCCGTAGTAGAGTCTGGTGCAAAGGAAATGCGCAAGGCTGGTGTTTCGTTCGGTGGCCAGATTCAGCTCCCTACAGAGACACGCGCAGCTATTACCGTAGCAAGTGAGGGTGAGGATGTGGTAGCCACTAACCTTTACAATATTATTGAGCCTCTTCGCGCAAAGAATGTGCTCGTTCAGGCAGGTGCAAAGTTCATTTCTGGACTGGTTGGTAATGTTCAGATTCCCGTGATGTCTGGTGCTAATGTAGCATGGGCAACTGAGACGGGTGCAGCTACAGACGGTGCAGGCAGTTTCACTTCAAAGAGTCTTAGCCCGAAGCGTCTGACTGCCTTCATTGACCTGTCTAAGCAATTTCTGGTGCAGGATTCGCTTGATGCAGAGGCACTGATTCGTCAAGACCTGATTAACGCTATTAACAGCAAACTTGAAGCTACTATCTTAGGTGACGCAGCTGCTACTGCAACCGCTCCCGCAGGCATTTTCAGTTTGGGTGTTGCTCCTACTATCAATGACTTTAGTGAGTTGACCGCTCTGGAGGCTACTGTAGAGGCTGCTAACGTCTATGGTGAAATGAAATATATTATGTCACCTAGTGCAAAGGCAGGTTTCCGTAACATGGCTAAGAGCACGAAGTCGAATGAACTGGTTATGCAGGGTGGTGAAATTGACGGTACTCCCGTACTGGTTAGCTCTAACGTTTCTACTACTCAGTTTGTCTATGGTGACTTTAGCAATCTGGCAATCGGTCAGTTTGGCGGTATTGACCTCGTTGTAGACCCGTACACTAAGGCCGCAGAAGGTCAGGTTCGTCTCGTGGTTAATGCCTACTTTGACGCTGTTGTTTTGCGTCCTGTGGCCTTTGCTATTGGTAAGCTCTAAACCTTCATAAAATCAAGTCTATATGTATATACCTTTAGACAAAATAAAGAAACACCTTAATATCGACAATGACTTTAAGGATGATGATGAATATTTAGCCGATTTGGAAGAGGTGGCTTGTGTCGCAGTTCAGAAGCATATAGACCGAAATCTTAATGAACTGGATAGGGGCGGGAATTTACCCGCTCCTATCACACAGGCTATTCTTTTGATGATAGGAACGTTCTATAACTCTAGGGAATCGGTAGCTTATGCGTCAGCCCAAGAAGTACCATTGTCATATAACTATCTGCTTGACCTCTTTAAGAACTATAACGGGTGTCAATGCGGAACTAATGACTTTGTATAATGAGAACGGGGCTATTAACAGAAAAGATTTCCATTCACAGAGCTACAACGGTTAGAAACGACTTTGGGGAAAAGATTCAGGCTTACACGGAACTAAGAACTACTAGAGCTCGGGTTATCCACAACTCAGGAAACCGTGAAACAGAGAATAATGAGGTCGTTTATTCCTATGTTAAGACCTTTGAAGTCTGGCACTACATAGACATTAAGGAAACAGACCTTATCATGTGGGGTGACAGGAAGTATAGGGTTCTTTCTATTGAGCCTGTGAAAGAACAAAACAAGAAAATCGTGGAAACAGAGTTAGTCAATGAATAATATAAGATTTGATGATAACGGTTTTTCCACTTTCCTGAATGAAGTCAGACCAAACAAAATCAAGTCAGCCCTGAAATCTGGCATGAGAAAAAGTTTGGGTATCATTAAGAGACAGGCAGTTTCTAACCTGAGACAAGTAACACCTAACTACAAGAAAAAAGACAAGTGGGGTCTAACCTTACAGGGGGGTATCTTAGTTAAGGTGAATAAGGACGGACTAGGTGGTAGAGCTGAAATAATCGGTCGTGGCGGTAAGGCTAATTTTAAGTTGAAGTTCTTTGAAAACGGCACTAAGGAAAGAAAGACCAGAAAGGGCTACAACAGAGGCCAGATGAAGACAACGCCTTTCTTTACACCCGCTGTTAATTCCACAAAGTCACAGGTACATGAAACACTACAGACTAACCTAGACGAATCCCTGAGAAGGGCTTATAACAAATACGCGAAATAATGGAAAGTGGACTCAGTATTAACAAGCATCTCTACAGCCTTTTGTCGGGAGATGCAGAACTAGAAGGGATGGTAGGTAATAACATCTACCCTCTTATAGCAGAAGAAGACGTGAAATTTCCGTTTATCATTTTCTCAAAGACCTCATTGACTCCTGAATACAACAAATGTGGTGTTACTGGTGATGTTATCAGTTTTTCGGTAGCTATTGCAGCACAGAATTATTTCCAGACTGTAGACATTGCCGAAAAAGTCAGGGGAATCTTAGAACTACACAGGGACAGCTATTTTACTAGGGTTGAGTTCTCAGGGGTAACGGAGGAATACATGGAAGATTCTTATATTCAGACACTTAATTTCACGGCTAGAATTAACTTTTAATAATCATATACAACTCTATGGCAAATATAATGGGTGAAAACGTCCAACTCTTTATGGGTGGTGGGACTTTGGCATGTGCTACTAGTTGCTCTGTTGACATTTCCAGTGATGATATTGACGTTTCTTGCAAAGATACTGGCAAGTGGGGTGCAACTAAGCGAGGTAAGATTACATGGTCTGCAACTAGTGACAATCTTATGGTAGTCGCTGATTATACATCTTTGGTAGATGCAATGATTTCGGGTGAACTGGTTACTTTGGCCTTTTCAACCGTAGGAAACGCTGCTGCTGCTACAACTCCTGATGAAGAGGGTCATGTAGTACCTTCTGGCGGTTGGACTGCTAGCGGGGATATGTATGTAGGTAAGGCCACAATCAGCTCAATTTCCCTGAGTGCTGGTAATGGTGAACTGGCTACTTACAGTGTTACCTTCAATGGCGTGGGTGCTCTGACAAAGGGGGCTACTATTGCGGCTACTTCTGGCACTAATTCGTAAATAACAAATCGGGGAGGTCTGGTTAGTATGGTCTAATCAGGTTTCCCCATAATTTTCTATATGCTATGAAAATCCAAATTGGTAATAATACAATTGAACTAAAACGTAAATTTCGGTCTTACGTTATCTATGAAGCTATTACAGGGCACATTTTCCAACCCAAAAACCTTACAGACTTCATGTTTTACTTCTACTCTGTAATTTTGGCATGCAGTCCAGACATTGAGCTTACTATGTCGGACTTCATGGACTGGTTGGATAATAACGAGACAGTCTTCAATGACTTTATTACATGGTTAGAGGCAGGGGATTCTATAGAAGGTCAGTTTGTGAATAAGGAAACTGAAAACCAAAAAAAAAACTCAAACCACTAACCTACACGGAACTAATGACGCTACTTTGCTTAGAGTATAAA